AGTTATATTGATTAAGTTCGCCCCAAGTTCCCAAGCCTAATAAAGTCCCAACTTTTTCTAATACCTTATTAGACTCTTTTTCGTATCGTTCTTCTTCAAGGTCACCGTTACAATAATCCAAAGCTAAACGTTCGGCTTTATTCTCTAACCTAAATAACCCCTTGCATAAGTCGAGTTTATTAGTTTCCTTGATGTCTGGAAAAATAGCCATTAGTTTTAAAGCGTGGTTCTCAATCTTTTCTTTTAGTTCTGCTTTCATTTTGTTACCCCTCATATAAATCATTAAGTAAATATTTGTCATCACTTACTTTAGAAACAAAACCAACCTCTAAAGCCTTTTCCAATAATTGGTCTTTGTTTAATTCAAAATTAAATGATGGAGCTTGATTCAACCATAATTCTTTTTTGCTAAAATACTTTTTTGTAGTTATCATTTCGTACCCCTCTAGTTGTGAATCTTAATTATACCATTACTTTACATATTAGAATAAAATAAATAGTCATCAATTGCCCTTTGATACCAGTCACTGGGTGACAAAAAAAGAAAGGAGAAGCCGAAGCCCCTCCAATCTCCCACAGGGTAAACCTATTCTCCTCTCAATAACATTACGAAACCTGCAAAAGTAAACAGACCAACCGCCATTAATAATATGAGACCAACTCCCTCTGCTGCTTTATCGCCTGTACTTATACCTAAGAGTGTAAAGGCTAGACTCATGATTGCCATTAAGACTGCTATGATAAAACTGAATGTACTCATGTTCATGTTATCCATAATAATTGGAGGGGGCTTTCACCCCCAACCCTTAGAAAGTTAAGTTAGCTTTATTTAAATACTGCTCGGCTTTTTCAGAATACATTCCCTTTGCAGGGGGAAAATCTTCCAGTTGGTGGAACAGTATCTCCTCACTTATATTCATATCACGAGTGACATATATATCATGAGTTCCCACATCGTCCATATCAATAATATCTTTGACATCTTCAACGCCTGTAGCCGAAACCATATCAGGATATGTGTATGAATAAGTGAAACCATTAATGCCATAAAAATAAACATCTATTACTTTTTTTGTATCCATAATAATTGGAGGGGGCTTTCACCCCCAACCCTTAGTTAAATGTTATTAGTTACTCGTTTAAGAAAGTCAGCCCTTGCATCCTCGAATGCTTTAGCTTCATATTCAGCTAGGCAGTCAGTCGGATGTCCGAACTTGAAGTAGTTACCATGTGTAGTAGTTTCCAAGTCATCTCGGTAGAAAATCCAAGTCACATACTCTTCTCTCCATGTTGCCAATACTACACCAACATCTTGACCTCGAAATACTGCTAAGGCATTTGCCCCATTAGGTAAAACCTTTAGTACCTTTCTCTTCTTTAATCCTATTACTGTTTCCATTTTATTACTCCTTGTGTGTGCCAACAATTTCGATGGCGTACCCATATTATAGCAAACTTTACATGTCCAAACAAACCCCACGCCCCCCCTATGCACCACTTTTTATTTACAAATTCTATAGCCCTTATACATTCTAATTTACTCAAATGATCCAATATTTGTGGAATACCAGGAGGTACCCCCTTACTTTACATTTAGCCAATCCAAAAAATATTTCGCAAAAAAATCTCAAAAATGCGAATGGTTCTCACTACCACATGAACTAGTTGAAGGACGTATACTACGGTTATGAAACACATACATATATACATAGTGGGATTCTTATTATTACTTGGTCATTGCCTTTCTTTGATTAGTTAGTTATACTCAAAACCTTAATGCTGCAAATAATAAAGGTGTAACAGCGAACACGTGAGTAAACTAAAGATCCCAATACTATCCCCTGCGGAAGAATCTGACCTTATTGATCCGGTAAGTGTTATGCCTGACGTTGAGTCAAACATACCAATACCTAAATCTAAGAGAGAAGCAATCCCAGAAATGACCTCAGAACAAGAACTAAAAATTAGGTCAACAACAATCAAAGAATTAGCCGACATTAATGGCGAAGATATTACTCCTAGTAAAGAACACCAAGAACAAGCCCAAGACTTAGCAAGAGAAATGATGACAAACAAAAAGCTCAAGCCAGAGTTTGCTGACTATCCTAACGAAACAATGGCGTTTCTAGCGGGCATAGTAGGACAAACTAACTGCATGATTGTAGAGGAATTAGCAGACTTAAAGCTTTTCGTAGTTAACAACTTTGTACAACTTGCAGCAATGGCTAAAAACGATAGAGATAAACTAGCAGCACTCCGGGCTATAGGTGAGATAGATGGAGTCGACGCATTTAAAAAGAAGACCGAGATTACCCACATTACTAAGTCTGGTGATGAGTTAGAAAAAGAACTCAGAGAAACTATAGAACAACTTAGAGGTACTGTGATCGAAGGCGAAGTAATAGAAAAAGATGATTAGTGCTAAGGACTTATCGCTCTTAGAAAAAGCGCTTCCCCAGATGGAAGACAGAGAGAAACGTAAGAATCTTGCGTTACTTCGAGAGTATCAGAAAGAGATGAAGAAAGAGATAGGGGTAGAATCGTTCTTAGATTTCATTAAGCACGTTTATCCAGGGTATATTATAGGTGCACATCATAGACATCTAGCAGAAATCTTTCAAGACATTGCCAACGGTATTAAAAAACGAGTCGTAGTAAACATTGCACCGAGACATGGTAAAAGTGAGATGATAAGTTATCTTGCACCTGCTTGGTTTTTAGGGAAGTATCCGGGTAAAAAAGTAATCATGGCTTCTCACACTGCTGACTTAGCAGTTAACTTTGGCAGACGGGTAAGAAATCTAGTAGGATCAACACCTTATAAGGAGATATTTCCAAATGTGGAGTTACAGGCAGACAGTAAATCGGCTTCTCGGTGGGGCACTAACTATAATGGCGAGTATTTTGCTATTGGTGTGGGCGGGGCTCTTGCTGGTAGGGGTGCTGACTTATTCATTATTGACGATCCTCACTCAGAGCAGGATGCGAAACAAAATAGGTCGGATGTTTTCTTACCGGCTTGGGAATGGTTTCAATCTGGTCCTATTCAGCGGCTTATGCCTGGTGGTGCTATTATTGTTGTCATGACAAGATGGTCTAAATTAGACCTAACAGGGCAGATAATGAACCAAATGACTAGGAATGATGAGGCAGATCCTTGGGAAATAGTGGAATTCCCTGCTATATTGACAGATAAGAAGGGGCAAGAGCGCGCTTTATGGCCGGAATTCTGGGAACTAAAAGAATTACAGCAGAAACGTAGCGTATTAGATGTGCGATATTGGAATGCTCAGTACCTACAGAACCCCACCTCAGAAGAAGGGGCGCTTATTAAACGGGAATGGTGGAATATATGGGAAGAAGAGGACCCACCTAAGTGCGAATTTACTATAATGACACTTGATGCCGCACAAGAGGCTCACACTAGAGCTGATTACAACGCATTAACTACGTGGGGCGTATTTTTTAACGAAGAAACAAATAACTACGCTATAATACTATTAAATGCAATCAAAAAAAGATTAGAGTTTCCAGAACTTAAGCAGTTATGTATTGAGGAGTATCAAGACTGGGAACCAGACGCTTTTATTGTAGAGAAAAAATCTAATGGTGCAGCGCTTTACCAAGAATTTAGAAGAATGGGTATTCCAGTGGGTGAGTTCACTCCAGGGAAAGGCCAAGACAAAATAAGTCGGGTAAATGCAGTATCTGATTTGTTTAGCGGGGGTGTAGTATGGGCTCCCGATAGACGATGGGCACACGAGTTAATAGAAGAATGTAATGATTTTCCAGCAGGAGCTAATGATGACTTGGTGGATGCTACAACTTTAGCACTCGCAAGATTTAGGCAAGGAGGATTCATTAAACTACCTTTAGATGAAGAAGAAGATATTCAGATGTTTAGAGGACGTAAATCAAAGAGGTTATATGCACTATGAAAAAAATTAAGCAAATATTAAAAAGTATTCAAGACTATTTGTATGTGGTATGGTATACAATTACCCGAAAATTAGAAGAAGTCATTGATAAAATTAGGAGTAAATAATGAAGGGCGTTAAACATTATACAAGAGACGGAAAAGAACATACAGGTTCATCTCATAAGATGAGCGACGGCACACTACACACAAATAAAGCTCACACCAAAACATCAAAAAAATTATTACATTTTAAAGACTTATCACAAGCAGCAAAAAAAAGAGCTAAGGGATAAAATTATGGCAGACGTAGATAAAGGATTGTATGCAGCTCCAGTCGGAATAGACGAAGCGGCACTTGAAGAACAAGCTATTGAAATAGAAATAGTAGACCCTGAACAAGTAACTATTGGTATAGGCGACACTGAAATAGTTATTGACCCTGATGCTATGGAAGATGAAGAGTTTAGTAAAAACTTAGCCGAAGATCTTGATGAAAAGTACATGGCTACTTTATCGTCTGACTTATTAGAAGACTTTAATAATGACCTTAATTCAAGGAAAGACTGGTTAGAAACTTATGTTGATGGCTTAGAACTTTTAGGTCTTAAGATAGAAGAAAGATCTGAACCATGGGAAGGGGCATGTGCTGTTTATCATCCACTACTCTCTGAAGCGCTAGTTAAATTCCAAGCAGAAACAATGATGGAAACTTTTCCTGCTGCAGGCCCAGTAAAAACTTCTATTGTGGGTAAAGAAACAGAAGAGTGTATTGAAGCTGCTCAACGAGTTCAAGAAAACATGAACTACCAACTCATGGACAAAATGCCAGAGTATAGACCAGAGCATGAAAGAATGTTATGGGGTTTAGGATTAGCAGGTAATGCATTTAAAAAAGTTTATTATGACCCGGCACTAGAAAGACAAGTATCCATCTTTGTACCAGCTGAAGATATGGTTGTACCTTATGGAGCATCTAATTTAGAAACGGCCGAGCGTATTACTCATGTCATGCGTAAGACAGAACAAGAAGTTCACACTTTACAACATATGGGTTTTTATCGAGATATAGAACTTGGTGAGCCAGATTATGATTTAGATGAAGTAGAGAAAAAAATAGCAGAACAGATGGGCTTTGATGCCACTAATGATGATCGTTATAAAATATTAGAAATGAATGTTAACCTAGATTTAGAAGGTTACGAAGATGAAGATAAAGATGGCAAAACAGGAATAGCTTTACCTTATATAGTTACGATTGATAAAGGCACACAAGAAATATTAGCTGTTCGCCGTAATTGGAAACAAGAAGACAGTCAACAAAAACGCCGTGAACACTTTGTTCATTACGGTTACATTCCAGGATTTGGTTTCTATTGCTTTGGATTAATTCACCTTATTGGTGGGTTCTCTAAATCAGGAACTATGTTACTTCGTCAGTTAGTTGACGCAGGTACACTATCAAACTTACCAGGTGGATTTAAAACTAGAGGCTTAAGAATTAAAGGTGATGATACACCGATTGGTCCAGGAGAGTTCCGTGATGTAGACGCTGCTTCAGGTACTCTTAGAGATAACATAATGATGTTGCCTTATAAAGAACCGAGTCAAGTATTAGCTCAATTAATGGATAAGATTGTTGAAGAAGGTAGACGCTTTGCTTCTGCTTCAGATATGAAAGTGTCTGATATGTCAGCTAACTCTCCAGTAGGTTCTACACTTGCTATTTTAGAAAGAACATTGAAAGTAATGTCAGCAGTTAATGCTCGTATCTATTACTCCATGAAGAAAGAGTTCTTACTACTAAAAAATATTATTAGAGATTACTCAGATCCCGATTATCAGTACGACCCTTCAACAGGAACGCCGGGCGCTAAACAAGCAGACTACGATAAAGTACAACTCATTCCTGTAGCTGATCCTAACGCTGCAACGATGGCACAGAAAGTTGTACAGTACCAAGCAGTTATGCAAATGGCTCAACAGAATCCTCAAATATATGACTTACCTGAATTAAACAAGCAGATGTTAGAAGTATTAGGCGTTAAAAATGTAAACAAACTTATTCCAACAGACGATGCTGCTAAACCTGCAGACCCTGTAACAGAAAATATGAATATGATTAACAGCAAGCCGGTTAAAGCATTTTTATTCCAAGATCATAAAGCTCATATTGAAGTACATAGAACATTTAGAGATGATCCGCTTGTGCGTGAAATGGTTGGACAGAATCCAAAAGCTCCTCAAATGCAGGCAGCGATGGAAGCTCATTTAGCAGAACATATAGCTTTCCAATACAGACTAGAAATTGAAAAACAACTTGGTGTACCTCTTCCAAAAGAAGATGAGGTAATGCCTGAAAATATTCAGAACCAAGTAGCTAGGCTTTCAGCTGGCGCAGCACAAAAACTGTTGCAGCAGAATCAAGCTGATGCGTCTCAAAAACAAGCACAGCAAATGCAGCAAGATCCGTTAATTCAAATGCAACAACAAGAGCTTCAAATTAAGCAACAAGAGTCTCAAGTTAAAGCTCAAAAAACTATGGCTGATATTGAACTTGACAAAGCTAAATTAATGCTAGAGCAAGAAAAATTATCAACT